TTATCAAATGTTTCAGTAGTAGTAGTACAGCTTCTTGCTCCTGAACCCTCAGTAACAGCCGACTCCAATAGACGTTGGTCGTAAACTACTTTAATTGTTTTTACTTTACCGCTGCCATCAGCAACAGATTGAGAAATACCATTTGCTTTTTGAGTTGCTAAAATAGCCTCTAAAGCTGGCATAGGGTCTAACGGTGCGTTAGATAGTGTGAATTGTTCATCCAACATTGCTTGGATTGTTTCACATTGAATGTATTGACTTGATAAATAAGACATTTATTTAAAAGGTTTTAAGTTAGTAAATTTTATTTACCCTTTAAGCTGGGAAGCTACTTTACCTTTTAAGCGAGGTACGCTACTTTTTGCCTTTTAGAAGTGTAGGCTCACATAATTTGCGTTGTTACTACAAAATTACAAAAAAAAACACACCTAAAAACTTTCGTTAATAAGTGTGTTCTAATTGGTTATTAAACTAAACTATAATCGTGGTGCAACTTGTCGTGCTGGTGCTCCGTTTGGATTAACAACATTTGTTTGTGTTCCTGTTGCTGTTACAGTAACTTGTCGTGTTTGGTTTACAGCGTTTGGATTTACTTCATATAAACCAGCATCAATAGCCTCCTTTTTAATTACCTCTTCTGGAGTTAAGAAAGCGCCAGCTACCTTGTCAGATTTAATCTGTGTGCCACCCTTAACACGAATAATAGGAGCTTCTTTTTCATCAAAATCAAACTCATACTTTTCTGCTATCGTAGCCAAAAACCCCTTTTTTGCCAAATCTGTTGCTTGTGAGTTGTACTTAATACTCCCAAAAACATTTGATTTTACATGGTTCAATTTAAAGTTCTTCATTTCACTAGCTGCCGTTTGTTTAAACGTGTTAAAGTCATTAGCAGTAGCTTCTAATAAGGAGTTTTTTTCCTGCAACTCTTTAGCTAGTTTTTCGGCTTTCTTTTCAGCAGCAGTTAATTTTTCATCGCTACCTTGCAAAAGTTTAGTTTCAAACTCCTTAATTTTCCCATCTTTTAATTCTGCAATTTTTCCTATTAAAATATCAGCTTTTTCAGATACTCGTTTAGCCTCTTTAAATTCATCAGCATCAAAATCAATCTCATATTTTTTAGCAATCTTTCTTAACTCGTTTTCTTGAGTCCCAAAAGTCTTACCCAAAATAGGTTTAATAAATTCGCTATCTTCATTTAATGTTGATGTTCTAACAAACTCTTTCTCAAAAGTTCCTTTTAAATCATCAAGTGTTTTCACTTTTTCAGCATCTAGTCCTAGATACCCTAATACATCTTTTAGTTCCATTTTTTATTAGTTTGGTTTACGACCTCTTTTAGCTGGTGTCGCTTCAGCTACTTCTGTTAAATCTAATTGTTCTGGGTCTTTTGTTTCTTCAACAAAACTAGCTTCCATTTTTAAAGGAGCTTCCATAATTTGCAAATCTAATGCAGCCATACGTTTAGGGTTTTCTGCAATGTGTTTAGGTAGGAATTTTGTTTGCCCTGTCTTGGGGTTGATTACTTTAACATCTAACCCATCTTCGCTGTAAATGTAGTTCATTGTTTTTTGTTTTTTAATTGTTTATACGCATCTAAAAATGATAATTCAAAAGCATTTATACTTACTTTGTATGTTCCAACTTTGTTAGCTTTAACAGCTTGTAGTTTCCATTTACGGTTTAACTGTTCAAACTTAATAGCATTCTTTCTAGCATCGTTACCCATACTAGCAAACATCTCTTTTACATAAGAATCACATAATAAATTATAGTGCTGTTTTTTCTTTAATGCGAGTGTTGTGCTGTGTTCTAAATTCATATTTGCAAATGTATAAAAACTACTCTAAATAACCAAGTTTTTTTGCTCTTTCTTTATCTGAATCAGGTACTATACTTTCACTAACTGGAATAAGTGAGTGCATACAATTATATCCACCTAAATAAGAATAAATAGTACTTTCATTTGTTCCCGCTATTTGTCCAGCCCATTTACCACCACCGATATTACATTGCCCTAAATTCTCTCCTTTGCCCCATGCCTCAATTTCTTTATAGTGATAATAATTACCTACCCTTTCTTCACAAAAACATCTTGTAGTTTGTTTCTCTCCACCAGCGTAATAATACCAGTCATTATCTAAATATTCAGATATAATACTTGTGTAACTCCTATCGGCTATTGAAAAGCTATCGTTACTTATCTGTTTTACATAGCTTAATACTTTGCTATCTACTTGGTCATTACCTGTGGCAAATGTTCTAATACTATCAATAGTATCTTTTAAACTAGCCCCATTTACAACAGCATTTTCTAGTATTGTTTGAATAGGTGTTATAAACTCGGATGTATTCACCAGTGCAGTAACAGCACCTTTTTTTGCTGTTTGAATATAAGCCTCACTTGCTATTGGACTTGCAATCTCTCCTAAACCACTATCAATTACTTTGTTATTTAACAGGGCTTGTTTGTCGAACTCTTTAGCAAACTCTTTAACAGACTTTAAATATTCATCGTTTAAGAAAACCTTTTTTAGATCATCAGAAATTCGCTCAATAGTCCTTAAATTTTCTTTGCTAATTACAAACTGCCCATTCTTAACATCTAAATCATTTAATAGGCTTAATATTTCATCTAAAACTTGTTTCTGTTGCTTTATAACAGCGTTTTGAAGTTCTAAAGGTATATCATTAAGTCTATTACTTTTCTCTTTTATTAGCTGTTCTAATGAAGCCATTTATTTATGTTAATTTTGCCACCTTATCGGCTTGTTGTTCAGATACAATTTGTTGTGGTGTACCTAACTGTCTTCTAGCTTCTTCTTCTGTTAATTGGAATCTATCTTGTACAAGTGCGACAGCAGCATCTAAATCATATAATCCAGCAGCAACAGCTTTAGCTATTTCTATCATACCCGTTAAACCACCAACGCTTTCTTTTAGAGAATTACCACCACCATTTTATGGGACTAAACCAGCTAATAAATCATTAACATCTTTTCCTTCAATATCAGCTTGAACTTGTTTAGCTTTATCTACTAAAATTTGTTTTTGTTTTTCAAAAGGTAGTTGCAAAAATTTATCGTTTTCTTTTAATGCTTCGTTTATAAACTGTAAAATAGAGCCATGTAAAATATCTTCCCATTTAGCTACCGTTCCTTTAGCTAACTTCATATTAATATCATCTTGACTATAACTAAATAATCTATCAACTTCGCTTACAAGTTTGAAAATTTTAGTAGTATCAGCATTATCACCATAAAACGCATTAATATATTGTAGTAAGATTGTTTGTATGAATGATGGCGGTAAATTGTTTTTAATAGCATTGCTAATATCGTTTAAGTAATCTTCTGCACTCTTAAAATCAAATGTTTTTGGGTAGCTTAATTCGGGTGCTTCAAACTTATCTCCGTATCTTTCCTTCCCAATAGTCTTTAAACAAAACTCATATAAAGTAAAAATTTGGTCGCTAATAGGCTTAACAAAAGAGTACATTGCTTTTGCATCAATAGCCATTCCTGTTGCTGTCATATCCTCGCTACCCTTTACTTCGCTATTACTTGTTTGTAGGTGTAATATTTTTCTAGCCTTATCGGTATCTTCTGAAATCTTATCTCTCAAAAATTCTAAAGTAGTTACATCGGGGCTAACAAATCTTAACGGGTCTTGTGTAGCGTTTACCTCTCCTGTATCAAACTTTGTAGCTGGATTAATTAATAATGTACCTAATGGACTTAATCTTGACTTTAAACCACTACCATTACAACTAGGACAGGTTTTCTCTATTCCATCAACTAAAATATTACCTCCATTACAAGCGTGTCCTTCACTATCTCTAAATTCGCATAGACTACCAAACATAACCACATTCGGGAATACACACTTATTAATACTAGCTTGTAACCAATTTGAATTTACTAGAACAAGGTCTAATAAATCAACTGAGTAAATAAAAGGACTTTGCCATAATATCTTATCATCTTCAATTTTAGGAATCCCCATTAATTGATGCGCTGGAATATATCCTAAATTATGTTGATAGAATGGTCTTAATTCAAATTTATTATCAATCTTTTTGCCTACTTGTACGATAAAATAAACAGCCTCTTTAGTATATAGTTCATAGATGCTTCCGCTTTCTTCAATCTTACCACCATAATCTACTCTGCTATGTTCATCACTCAAAAACAAAACATAATCATCATTATAATCAATTACTTGTTTAGACTTGTAATAAAATATAGTAGGCTCAAATAGTTTGGTATCATCAACTTTTAATTCTCCTGTTGAATCTTCAATATAGTCAATATATCTTGGTCTAATACCTATAAAACCATTAGCATCAATAGACTTAATTGTAGGTAAAATGAACTTAACAAATTGCTCTAAACTTCCGTAAATAGGAATACCACTCTCTACATAAGACTGGAAAGAATTTAACTTAAATTCATCCTTATCTTCCTTATATTTTATACTCCAATTACCATCTCCAAATGGTCTAGTAATAGTAGATAGGTAATCAATAAATACAGGTAAAGTATGTTGCTTGAAATTTTTTTTAATATAATCAGCCTCTTTTTCTGTTTGGTTTGGGCTTCTGTGTTCAAATAATTCTTCAGGAAACTTACCTTTTACAGCATGGTTTGAAATAGCCTTACTCATTTTAACAGAAGGCTTATAAAGGTCATGTACACCTTCAATTTCTTTTTTGCTCGTAAGATTTTTTTTATTTACACTTAAAACAATGTTGTAAGCGTAATTAAGTATTTCCTGTTCAGTCATTAAGCAGCAATTTTAACTTTAGTTTTTAATGTAGGCTCTCCTTCATAGTTACAGCCCTTTTTACCTTTTCCGCAACTATTTTTTAGTTGCTTACGGTCTTTTAACTTTTTAAAGTTTCTCATTGTGTATTGCTATTATATCAAATTGATCGTCATTAAATCCTTGACCATCGTAAATATTCTTATAAGTATATCCGTTCTTATCCAGCCATGTGAATATATCCAACTTGTTTAATCCTTTACGTTTTAACGTGTGTTCGTTAATCTCAATATACATAGTAGGATTAAACTTTGTTATTGTTTCATAACCGCCTATTAATACGTTTAATTCATCCCCCTCTACGTCAATCTTAATAAAGTCTAGTTTGTTTAACTTTAAACTATCTATTGTAGTAACCTTTATTGCATCGGCATTTTTAACATCTTCGCAAAAATTCATTCCTACATTGTTTGAAGGTCGAATAATCTTACAATACCCTTCCTTATAAGACAATGCTTTGTTTACTAAATGTACATTCTCTCTTTTACCTAGATTATATTCTAAACATTCAAAACTTTCAGTAGCAGGTTCAAAAGCGTATAAAAATCCATTCTCTCCTACTTTCTCTAAAAACGCATAAGAATAACAACCAATATTAGCACCAGCATCTAAAACAACATCACCTTCTTTTATGAACGGCAAAACAACAGGTAAAGCGTTCTGGTCAAAGTCTAATCTTTTTGAATCTTTAACCCATTTAGATAAATGGCTGTCATGTTCAAGAATAGCAATATCTCTGAATATAATCATATATGCAAAAATACAAATTTAATAGGGGTTAAAATAATTCGTTAATAAGTTTATCTATCTCTAACTTATTATCTTTATACGGTCTTATGCTATGGCTATCATAGTAANNTACGGAATAGTCTACTTTCATAGTTCAGTTATATTTAAGTACAAGTATTTATTAATTGTATCGAGTGCTTTTTGGTACTCTTCTTTTTCCAACTTGCTATTATTGTTTCTACAATGCGACCATAACTGTATATTTAAAGGGTCTACATATTGCCAGTTGTCTGTATTTTCAAATCTATACTTATCAGCATGGTTTTTATGCGCCCATGCACCTAAAGCGTTAAACTCGCTAAACATTCCGCTATTCATTACTATACTTTCTAGGTTAGGCTCTAAAGTATGTATCGTTTCAAGTGTTTCTCTATGATATATCAAAGGCAATCTTCTCATGTATTCATAATGTACCGTATCATTCATAAACCTTTCAGTGCATGGCTTCCAACAAATAGCATCGCCTACTTTAGAATAGTGTGTATAAAGTATCTCAGGAGTGCCGTTAATAATCAAAGGCTGTAAGTTAATATGTTTATAAAATATACAATCAGAATCCACAAACATAATAAACTGGCTATCACAATACTTGTATGCAGTCATTTTACAATACTGTTGATATAAATACCCATCCCCATATTCATCAACAGCGTGTAGTTCTATTGGCAAATCGGTGTGTATTACAGCCATATAAATTTGATAATCTCTTTTAGGTATTACAATTACTATTTTATTGTAACCTGTAAGATATTTTTCAATAGACTTTAGGCAGTAGTTTAAAAATTTAAAGTCTTTGTAGTAGCTTTTAATAAATATGTCGATCATAGTCTATAATATTTGCGGATTGTACCATCAGATAATAACCAGAATGTAAGTCCTTTTGTTTCAAATGGCACTTCTTGACCAGCTAAATTATAAGTATTTACAACAGTTACATTTGCTGGAATAGGCTCTAAATAAATAGATACCTCATTTTTTGTTGTGTCTTGTGCTTTTGCGCCTAAGCTAATTAGGCATAATAGTAATAGTTTTTTCATATTTGCTCTCTTTTTGAATAATTATAAATGTAATTATACACAAATGTACTCATTTTTCCGACACCTTGTATCGGATGGAATTGATAAAGTTGATTTTGCCAAATAAAATACTGCCCTGCTTTCATCCAATGATCGTGTGAATATTGAGCATTGTGGTTCTTATGAAATGCTATATCTTGCTTTACAAATACAACTCCTACACTATACTTGCTTGCTCTGTATGGAATCCAATAGTCCCAAAAGCATTGACCAAAACAAAATTGGCTTTGCTCATATATTCCTATATAGTTCCTATGTAAAAAGAATACATCAATACCAGCTAAATATTGTTTGCCATTGTAATCATTGTCGTAATTAACCCTATTAGCCAAAACAATATTATCTTTCATTTTAGCCTTTATACGCCCAATAGTTTCCTTGTCAGTCTTTAGTTCAATATCTGAATTAATCAAGCAAAAATAGTCTTCTTTCTGCTCTTTACACCAGTCTAAAACAGCATTAATACTTACATAAGGTTTCCCGTAGTGATGCTCTAGTGTTCTATGTGTTTCAATAAATATAACATTAGGATATAGTGGCTGTAAGTCTTTACACTCTTGTTTATTGTTAAATGAGTAAACCTTAATACCTAATTCTATCCAGCTATTTACAGCCTTTAATTGAATATCGTTATTAGTGTGTTTAGGGCTTATTGAAGTACAAGCAATCATTAGTTAAGGTATAGTTTAAAATAAAACACTTTATTGTTTTGAGATACAACACAAAGTTGGCAGTAGTTAGCTACATGAACGGCTGTTGTTTCAAAAACTTCTATCATCGGTTTACGTGTTTGTTTTTTAAGATTAAATCAGCTTTAAACCTATGCTCCTGTTTGTATTTATTCAGCATCTTAAACAAGATACGGTCATACCAAGTAATATACTTATCTCTTACGGTAGTACGTCCTACACCACCGCCAAACAAAGTAAAAGCATAGTAGTCTAATTCTAATTGGCTCACACTTCTACTATCTAATTCATTGCCAAAAAACATTAAATCTATTCCGCTATTTGGGTTAATATCCATTTGTGCTAATGTTCCAACAATAAACAATTCATCAGGTAAAGTACCACCCCATCTTTTTTTTAACTTCTCAATAGGGAATCCTTTATTATAATTATCGTTAAACTTCTTAAATAGCTTATCAGCCTTTTTATTGAAGAACATCCAAGAACTATTAACAGTATTTATTTTATCAGTTTCCTTTAATTTAAAGAACTCCCATAGCAAATTGTTTTCAGCCCACTCATTATAGTTTATTGAATCATTAATCCCCCCAGTACCAAAGTGTTGAGCGTAAAAGTTGCCATTTAGTGCAACTAATCTATCTAATACAGGCGCAATATCTTTTAATACTAAGCTATCAGAATCAATGTATAGCGTATTATCGTATGGAGTGTATTTATTAATATTTAACTTCGCTTTAGCTGGGCAAAACATACTATTTTTATCGGTATAATCAGCCTTATCAATCTCTTTTATATTGTCAAATACCGAGTATTTAAACCCATCATAAACCCTTGTGTGTCCACCATCAGATAATAGTGTTATATTGATATTAGGGTTGTGATACTTAATAGATAAGGCTAGGTTAAAAGCCCCACAGTAGTAAGCATCTTTTTTAAGTGCTAATATTATTATTCCTTTTTTCATGTTCGCAAGTATACAACTATTTATTTAAAAAACAAACCCCCGACAAAAGTCGAGGGAATGAAAACTAAAACACTAATGAAAAGCACACTACAAATATAACTATTTATATAGCACTTTTTACACTCGTTAATATCTATGTAAAGATACCTACTGGAGCTGCTTCAAGTGTAGGCATATCTTTTAGCCTCCATTTGAATGTTCCATTGAATGTAATAAATTCATTATTGTTATTCGGCATTGTTAGACCACCAGTGAATGTTAAAGGCGCATCAATAAAGAATGTTTTTTCGCCTCCGCTATATTCTTGTGTTCCTACAATGTAAACCAATGCACCACCAAATGTTCTACCTCCGAAAACAGAGTTATACACTGAAATATTGTTAGCACTTACGTTACCATCAATCAATGTTCCTGTTCTATCGTATGTTACCAATTTAGTAGTACCACCAGCCACATTAGAATCAATCTCAATAGGACTTGGTGCATCCAAACCTACTTTTAGGTTTAGGAATAAATGCGCTCGACCAGCAGCAATTTCTGTATTAATTTGCGATGCGCTTGTAGGGTCTGTTAATTGATGGTTACACTCAAGCAAGAGCATACCACTACCACCAGCTAAAAGCTCTTCGCCACAGTCATTAGGTAAATGTGTACCTAACGGGTCATTACAATCGTAATTTAAGCAATCTGCCATGTTTAAAGTAATTTAAAAAGTTATGCCTTATTTAAGCTAAAGACTTTCGCTACAACGCATCAATTTACAACGCAAATTATAAATCAATAATAATATACTGAATGTTTACTGTAACACTTCCATCCCCAGTTGTTGGGTTTCCTGTTCTTGCCGCAATATAAATACCCTTATTGGCAATTATTTGAGTATCTGAAGCACTTGTTGCTGCCTGTTGACTTCCAACAGTTGTCCTTGTTAAAGTGTTATTTAATACGTCATTGAAAGATAACTGATTGTCAGTTGCCGTATCTGTATAAATATCCATACTTAAATGGGCTGCATAAGTAGCAGTACCATAAGTGCTAGTTATTGTAGTACTTGGTAAAACAACAATACCTTTACCAGCACCAGCAGCAGCAACTAATAAAATAGGGGTACTATTACTTGATAAAATAGCAGCACTATTAATTGTTACGGTAGCACTATAAATAGTTGGTGATGTTGATGTTCCTAATATTTGAGTCCGTAAATTAGCTGTTGTAATCTTCTTATCTACGTTACTTACTACTACATGAAACAAATCAGCATTCGCTAAAGTTGTTACTGCATCTAATTGAGGTACGCCTTTATTTGCCATTTCTTAATTTATTAAAATATAATCACCATTTGTTTGTGTTACAAATGAACTGTTATCATCTGCTTGTAATAAGTAATTCTCACCTATTACACAGTTATTTTCTTCGCTTGAACAATTTATATTCTTAACATCTTGTGTTTTCTTACTAACTAAAAACCTAACACTACCTACATTATCTAAAACGTATGTAGGGCTAAATTCATCATCATCTACCGTATAAGCTATTCCATCAATATAAACATTATCGTAACCGAATAAAGTCCATAAGAAGTCTAAAATATATTCTGGCTCAAGATCAACGCACAAGTATTTACCTTTTCTACCTTTGAAATAGTAGTTTATTTTTTTACCTACACTATCCGTATAAGTTAATCTTTCGTTTGAGTATTTAGGCTCTTTTAATTTAGCATTTAATCTTACTTGAGGGCTAAATCCACTACCTTCAAATACAAACCCCATCCCATCTTCATTATTACAAGCATTTATTAGCAGCGTGCAATCGTTTGAATAGTCAGCGATTTTAAATATATTACTTGTAAAGTCGCAAACATAATCTTGCTTTGCTATCTCAACAGGTATAACACTTGTAATAGTAATATTGCTTCCACCTTGCATAACAAAATATAGATTCCCATTTCCATAAGGAATACCAGTTACTGTATGAGTACCTATTGTTGTTAATGTATCTACTAATGTTTCTCCAAAATAAACGTCTAAATCTATTGATTTTCCTGCTGTTATTTCAACTGTAATAGAATACGAGTTGGTATAAGAGCCAAATACATTAACCTGAGCAAGTGCATTGCCCATCCCAAATGTACCAACAACTGTATTAGCTGAATAAGACCATGATAAGCCTAGTTTCCATCCAGTAGCACTACCTGTAAAAGTTGGATTAGTTATTACTGCTGGGTAATTTTGCCCATTTGTATTTTCGCATGGGTCTAACACACAAAAATAATAGCATCCACTCGTTATGCCTAATTCGCTCCAATCAATTGATATTGTTACTGTGTCTTTACTAAATGTAAAAAACTGAGGGTCGCCATCATAAGATGTTTTTGTTACATAGTTGCCATCAGCATCGTAAATAGGTATAATAAAATTAGTAAGTATCTCAAAACTTGTAACATTACTTAAACAAGCTGTTGCTCCATCTGTTTGAGGGCATATAACTAAATAACCAGTGCTTAATAAAGTATCCGCAAAACCGTAAAAATCATGCGTACCTACCGAACTAATAGAACCTAGAAATACACTCTCTATGTAAACATCAAGTGTGCCTACTATACTAACTACTGTAATGCTAATCTTGTAATACTTATTTTGCTCAAATACAGAAGTGCTATTTGCGTAGCTTCCACTAGTGCCACTTATCGTTTCTCCAGTCCAACATAATTGACCACCTGCAATACCTACGTTATCGCCTAAACTCCAATCGCTATCCGTTTCAAAATTGGGATTAACTATTATTTGCTCAGCACTAATACAAGGCTCAATTCTTAATTGAAATTGTGTAGTGTCGGTTACATCAACAAGCTGATTGTAAACAAACTCACTATCATTAGAACAGGTGTTTGTTGTACCAAGAAATACGGGTTGGTTTTCAATGTATTCAGTCATTATGCAAATTTAACTATAATACTTACTTGTTTTAAATTCGTTAATATGTTATGAGTTGTTTAGGTTGCTAATCAATTCAAACTTTGTTTCTCCTGTACTTAGCTTTCTATCTACCTTTCTTATCCATGCAGTAACATTTGTGCTACCATCGTGGTTAATTACCATTGGTTTTGATAAGTCTAATTTCATAGCCTTATAATCTTCATAAGATAATGGTTTTTCAAACTCAAATTTACTTACAAAATAATCTTTAGGCTCACTTTCTTCATAAATACCACCCCCCGTTACTGTTGTATCTGTAAAAAATTCCCCCGCATGATACCATATACCATTGCTAGCTAATTGGTAGTTTGTTGGCTGGCTTTCTAATGTTAGCCAAATTTCGGCATAATCTCCACTATCTAAAAATAGAATGTGTGATGGGTCATTTACAAATGTACCTAATCCAGCATTTTGATATAATCCTGTTTGGCTAGGGAAGTAATAAAGATTATCTTCTAACAACGTATTAGATGAATTATAACGTCTAAAGGCTACTGTTAATCTCCACGATCTATTATAATCTAAACCTATATTAGTTGGTGTTTGTGCATCTATTTGTATTCTAGTACCAAAAGCATACTGACCAGCCTGAGAGCTTGTATATCTGTAATTTACTGTACTGTAATTACCTGCTGCATCGTAATTAGGTAAAGTACTGTCATTATTAAAAACAGCCTTAACTGTCGTTGTTTGAACAGCAACAGGTGATAAACTTCCAGTGTTTGTATGATTAGCCACAAATTGACTAGCAGTGGTAGATGCTCTAAATCCAACATCATTAGCACCTAGATATTGAGCTATATTACCCTGTAAATTATACCTTTCAGCTACCTTATTATTAGCAAACATCCCATTATAATAAGCAGGAGTTGCTGCATTTGTAACTAAATTTTCATAAGCTATTGCCTGTACTGTTGTTGCATCATAATACCTACACTCAACAAAGAATGTATCATCATCATAAGTGTCTGAGCTGGTATTTGTTTGTACCATCTCTTCAATTATATTAGTATCTACAATGTATTCGCCTTTTAAATCTAAAGCCTTATCTATATTACACTCTCCTGTTAGGTGATATTCCTCTTCTTTAAACCCCAAGAACTGAACCTGACCAAATGAATGTAATGTAGCGTTATAATCGGCAGTTGTGCCACCAAATATTACTTTAGAATACAATATCTCATTATCAAAACTCTCGCTTAAGTCTTCTATATTCTGAATGGTAATAGAGTTTCCTGTTCCATAAAAATAATCAGCGTTTTCTATCTTAATTGTCGGTCTTCCATCGCTTCCTGTAATAACAGTAAATCCAATAGGGTATTTTTTATCTACCTCTTTAAATAAATCATTAAAAGATATACTAGCTGTTTTATCTTGGCTAGGCACTCTTATTTCTTCGCCTAAGAATACTACTGTATTCCTTGCAGTAACATCGCCTAACGGTAATTGTGTGTAATCTAAATAGTCGGATTCAAACCCAACTAATCCATCGGTCATAAAGTCTATTAGATACCTAAAAGCATCGTAAATAAATACACCTTTTCTTTTTGTGGCATAATATGTACCATCACTAGGCTTAAAAAACTCTACTTCATATTCAGTTGCTACTGTTATATCTTCCCCATTCTTTGACTTTCCAGTATTTAGTTCAGTCTTAATGTTTTTATTGTTGTATATCCTAGCCCCAAAATTATCGTCTGTAACAGGACATTCAACTAAACATCTATTTCTGTTAAACTTGCAATCAGAAATAAAGATATAACCATTTAAAATAGTTTCATAGTTTGAGCCACATTTATAGTCTATTCTTAAATCAACTAAGTTACAATATCCACTTTGCTGTTTTAATGAATAAAGATAATTATAGGCATCGCCAACAAATTGAAGTTTAATATCGTATCTAGGAAGCAGCCCTTTTATAGTATCGTCCCTTACAATATTTTCTTCAAAGTCATCCCAGTTTATAGGGTTTTCAACTTCGTTACCATCAAAGTAAAATCTAAACATTACCAGCTTCTTGAGTTACTTGTTCTTTTTGTTAATTCCTTCACTATAAATATTGCATTCTCTCTATCACTTTGTCTTGATCGCTTTAAAGATTCTAACAAATTACTGTCTTTAAATTGACCACTATTTAATAGCATTGAGTTTACAATATTGTCAGCAAAAGCACTATCTTTAGCCTCTGCATATTTACGCTCTTGCTCTCTTAATACAGGTGCTATAAACTTTTGATTAATAAACTCTTCGGCTGTTCCACTATTAATTGCTTCTAATAAACTAGCGTTCTTCATAGCATCTTTACGGTTAATAACATACTCATCTTTTTCAGCTTCTATAATAGTACCCCCTTGCGAGTGTCTTTTACCATCAATCCATCCCCCTTTTTCAAACTTAGGTGTAGGCTGCGATGAAATAGTAGCTATCTGAGCAGCACCAGTTGCTAAAGCAATAGCGATATAAGCAGGTACTAACTGAGCAGGTGTAACAGTTAAAGCGTTTGCAACACCTTGAGCAGTTGAAATAATAGCCTGTATGTATGCAGCTTGTTTTTGTGATTCAAACGCTCTACGCCTTAATTTAGCCTCTTCTTCGGCTGCCTTTTTCTCTATTTCGGCTTTACGTTGATTATAAACCTCTTGACTTATTTGCTTGGTAGCTAATTCATTGTCTAAAACAGAAATAGCCTCATCGGCTTTCTCTTTGTTTTCAATTATCTCTCTTTGATAAAAATTTTGTTGGGCTTCAAAAGCCTGAGATATTAAACTATTTTGAAAATCAATAGAGTCTTGCTTTAGTTTTTTAATACCATCTTCTAATTCTTTTTCATCATTTAGCCTTTGATCCATTTTTTGTTTAAATGACTCAGAAAGACCAACATCCGCCCCCTCTATATCTTTTATTCCATCCTTGTATATTTTAATATAATCTTTTTGGGCATCCTCTAATATCTTTTTATTCTTAGCCTCTCTTTCTAAAGCTAAATCATTTAATTCTCGATTCTTTTTCTTTTCAAGTTCTACTATAATATCATTATGCCCTTTATATTTTGCAGCCTCATCATCAAAATTGTTTAATATAATCTGCTTACGTCTTTCATAGTCAGATTCTATATTTTGAGTTTGTAAATCCCTTAAAACTTTAGCTAATCTTTGTTGCTCTTCTAAGAATCGTTTGTTTAAATCTTGTTGCTCTTTTAACTTAGCAGCATCATTAGCAATTCTACTCTTTTTGTCTTCTTCTCTAAATAACTGATTAAGGTCTTTTACTGAATTTTGAAATGCAGTTTCAATATCCTTTAGCTTTTGTTTTTGAGCCTTTGTTATATCTGTTTCTCCACCAAAGAACTCAAACAACTGTTTAGTACGTCTAAACCCATCTTCTTCCCTATCTTTTTCAGCCTGCTCTAAAGCCTCTTTCTCTCTTGTCTGTCTTTCTAATAAAAGTTTCTTATACTCATCTTGATACTTATTCTGACCCTTTAATCTATTAGCCTCTAATTCTGTTATCTCTCCTAATGCAGCCTTATTTTCAATAGCCAAATCTCTTTGAGCCTTACGATAAGCCTCACTAGCATCTCTTGACTGTTTAAGTATATCTAAACCATCTAAATACGTTTGATTAACTCTTGCGCTACTTTCTTCAAGATCATTAAATACCATTACTGCACCAGCAATAGCACCTCCAATTAAAAATAATGGACTAGTTAATATTGCCTGACCGATATTTTTTACCGTTCCTACAATATCTTTTAATCCCGTTAAAGCCTCTTTGAATGTTAAACCCTTAGCTGTTGCTAAAAGTAATTTAGATTGGTCTAATGCACCTTTAAAATCTAAACTCCTAACCTTACTTACAACACTACCAAAAGCATTACCTATTTGTTCAAATTTAGACTCTGAAGCAAATACTTTAGCAGCATCACTAGCATCTCCTATCTTATCAGCTAACTCACCTGCTGCCCTTGCTAATCTTTCAATCTCTTTAGGGTCTGTCGCACTAGCTAACTCTATTTTTAATTTTTTTAATTCAGATTGAAGCGTTTTTGCTCCACCAGTAGGCTTTTTAAATGTGTCATCTAACTTTTTTTGTAGTTCCTCATTTTGCTTTTGTAGCGTTTCAACCTCATTCTTTATTATTGTAAATGAAGTTTTAAGCCCCTCTATATCAGCTTTATACTTAATAATTATTTCATCAGCCATTTAACGTCTTTTTAATGATTGCGTTTTTTGTTGTTGCTGCTTTTCTTGTGCAATAATTATATCTCCAATGTATAGCTTATACCTTATTAAATACTTCTCAATACTCAATTTCCTTATAGCCTCATACTCATTCATATCCTTTTTAGCTAATAACATAAGACTCTCATTAAAGTCATTGTTCATCTTAGCTATGTATCTCCTAAAACTTATTTCAACATCCTCTCTAGTGCCTGTCTTACCATTTGTGATTGCTTTATTAATTCTTCCAAGTTCTTTTTGGTAATATCCTTGTAACCTAACTGCATTAAGTACTCTTGAATACATAAAAAAAAAGCATCATCTTGCAAATCCATCTCTTTAAAAGCCTTTACTTTTTGCATATGAATTTCGTTGTTAAACTCAGTAGGGCTTTCATCTTGACGTATTAATTGAACTGCTATAATATTATAAAACAATTCATCATGCAACACCATATTACAGCGGTCTTTCAACTCATGCAATACAAACCCTATTTTAGCCACTCCTTTACTATCTTTTAACCCACCAATTAGAGCAGACTCAGCATAATCAATAGCTTTAATATACTCTTCTTTGCTTACACCTTTAGCTAACCACATAAGATACTCTTGCATCTTTGCCATTCGACTAATAGGCATCTCTATTTCTTTTGGAAACGAATAATAGGCGTTACCATCCATATCAATAAAAGAGTGCATCAAATTATTTACTGTCAATTTAATACTCATCTTTTTATTAATTCTTTTTAACCAATACTTTTCAATCCAATTTAGCATAAATCTTATAAATTAGTGTGTTTAGAAATGCTGCGCTTATACAGTTGATTATGATGTGGGGAATAGTGTTTAAGTGTAAACCATTCAAGGCAACGAAAATACTAAAACCCCAAATAGATGAATAACAAGTGATACATAATACAAATGGTTTCCCGAAGTAAAATACCACTTTATTGTAAAATATCTTTCTCTTTAAATAGCCGATTAACTCTTTGTTACTCTTATCAAATTTCTCTAGAATAGATAGCCTGTTTTCATACTGATTAATTTCATCAATACTATCTTCAAAAGGTTTTCTTATCCACTCTAATATATTACCATTATCGGTTATAATGCTCCACCCTAGACAGAATAAGGAAGTTAAAACAATGGTTAATATTAGCTGTAAGTGTTCCATTACGCTCTCTCTAAAGTTTGTGTTGTGTATGTAGTATCTTCTATTCTATCAAACATAATGGTATAACAGGTTGCTGCCGTACCGCCAATAGTTAAATTAACTCCTGTCTGACTTGAATTAGACGTATTAACCCATAACTCATATAAAGTATTTGAAGCTAAAACAAATCCACTAGTAGGCGTTAATGTAAGCAACCCAGCACCACTAGATGTTGCTGTATATTTAACTATCATATCATTTGATAGTGATCTAAAGTAGATATTGTAAAGCGTGTTATTACTTCCAACAGTGCCTATAACTAGGCTATCAGTGCATAACGCTACGTTCTTTAATCTTGTACAAGGACTGCAAAGGCTCATGTATAATTGTTTTATGCAAATTTATTATTTTTCTGGTGCATTTCAATCCATTTATACGATATGTTATTAACGAAATATCTAAAAGTATCTAGGTAATCGGCTCTTTGTTGCATTTCCTTTCTATTGGCTTTCTTAATCTTACCGCCATCATCACATTCAACGTACTTTAAATCGTATATTGAGTTCTTACAGTTTGGGTGTATGTAGAAGTTCTTAAAGTGGTATAGAAAATAGTTTACATCGGCTCTACTATTTTCGTGTTTAGGGTTTGCGCTTACTTTTAACTGGTTTTCTCTCAATCCTAGCCCTCTCATTAATTGAAGGTAGTAACTAGCATTATCCCTTTGTGATATATCACCCCTATTACCCATTGCATCGCCTGTTAAAATACAATTAGGCAACTGGTTGTTATATCTTTGACGTATCAAATCAACCATTTTAGGTATATTCCCGTTATCTATTTGCGCTTCATCAAACAAATAGCAGTTATAACCGTTTCCATCGTTCCAATAGTGGTAGAACGTAACTGCAAAAGGGTTTATATTAAAGTCAATTGATATAACCAACTGCTTATTATTATCAAATAACGCATTAACCGAAGTGTGTTTATTTTCATCAAACTGAGTGGCAAAGGCATTGCTTACTTTATACACATTCCAGTCGCCTTCAACAAACTTTCTGTAATCTTGTGGAGTCATATTAGCCTTTAAGCTATCAATATAATCCTGACTTAAATAGCTATTATCCGTAATTAAACTAGGGATGTATTCCCATGTATTAGGCAACTTATCTTCTACCCATCTATCATAAAAACGCTCTTTTACCCATCCATTTGTTGGGTTACAAGTGCAAAATATTAAAGGCTTTATTTGCCCTGCGTGTTGCCAGCTTCCAGCCCTCTCAATAGCCTTGTTAAATGTTTCTTCTCGTATCTCGTTTACTTCTTCCAATCCAAAACCATTACACTCTAAACCCCTAAACCTATTTAACTCTTTATCTTGGTCGTAGGATTCACTCATAAACAATAACTGGCTACCATTATTAAAGGTAACAGTATTGGTATTTCTATTAAAGTTTTTGATGTGTTCACTTAACCCTTGCTGAAGCAACTCATTAAAAGTAACTAGAGTTGTTTTCTCTAAAGTAGGTAAAGATTGACGTACTATTACCCATCTAGATTTAGGATATTTAGATGCTAGGGATATAAATGTTATTAGTAGGCAATATGTTTTTCCACCCCTGATGGCGCCTCCGAATAGTATTACATTCTTATCCGAATATAAAGCAGATTTATAGGCTTTAGTCTGTTTTGCTGTCAGCTTCATTCGATAACTCTACAACAAAGTTTTTTATCTCTACTT